CCCATCCGCTGGCATAATGGCCAGGTCCTGCCCAGGCCGCCCCGGGTGCGCCGGCGACGCGAACCGAAAGCAGTGCAATCATTGAGGTCCGAGCAGACATGCTGCTGATGATCGATCAGCGCGATTGATGTTCTTGCTCATCCCAGACTGTTCTTGATTTTCCCTCTAGGCCGCGAGTTACGCGGCCTTTGCATTCTTGAACGTTCCCCTCTATCCGCAGACATCCACAAAAAATGCGGGTATCGTTGCGGGTATCAACGGACCGATACCCGCATACCCTCATGCCTCTCACCGACGTGAAGATCCGCCAGGCCAAGCCTGGTGACACTCCCATCAAGCTCACCGACGGCGGCGGCCTTTTCCTCGAGGTGCGGCCGAACGGGTCGAAGTTGTGGCGGTACCGCTACCGACTGGCCGGGAAGGAAAACACTTTCGCCATCGGTGCCTACCCCGACGTGTCGCTATCGGAAGCGCGAGCGGAGCGTGATGAGGCCAGGGCGCTGGTAAAGGCAGGCAGGCATCCTTCGCACGTGCGGCAGACCGAGAAGGCCAAGCAGTTGGCGGAGAACAAGAACACGTTCGAGGCAGTCGCCGAGGAGTGGATTGAGGAGCGACTGGCCAAGCGGACGGAAAAGTACCGCGACCAAGTCCGTCGCGCATTCCAGAAAAACGTGTACCCCTTCATAGGCCGTCTACCGCTGCGGGAAATCACGGCCGCGCACATTCTGGACATCATGCGCCGGATGGATGCGCGCGGGGCGCCGGCTTATGCCCTGCAGGTGAGGCAGTGGATCTCCGCAGTGTTCTGCTATGGAGTGGTTACCCTCCGGGCCGACGCTGATCCAGCAGCCGCGGTGAAAGGTGCCGTCGAGCGTGGAGAGATCAATCACAGTCAACCGATGTCGCGCGAGCAGTTGGGCGTCTACCTGGCCGCTGTGGACCAGTACAAGGGCTTCCGCGTCACGGTGATCGCCTTGCGCCTGCTGCCGATGCTGTTCACCCGCACTGTCGAGTTGCGCGCGGCCCGCTGGGCAGAGTTCGACCTGGACAATGCGCTGTGGACTGTGCCGGCGGAACGGATGAAGAAGCGGCGCATCCACCTGGTGCCGCTCCCCACGCAGGCGGTGGAGTTGCTGAAGGAGTTGCGTGGAATTACCGGCGGCGACCTGCTGTTCCCGGGCCTGAAGGACCCAAATAAGCCGCTGAGCGCGACGACCTTGAATCGGGCGATGGAGTACATGGGGCTTGAGGGGTGGCACTGCCACGACTTCCGGGCGACCGCGAACACGCACCTGGAAGAGATGGGCAGGTTCAGGCCACAGGTGATTGATGTCCAGATGGCCCACAAAGTGAAGGACAAGACCAAAAAGGCCTACAACCACGCGATCTACTTGGATGAGCGGCGGGAGATGATGCAGGCCTGGGCGGATTGGGTGGAAGGATGTCGGGCGATCACCTGACAGCGCAGCATTGAGGGGGCGGCCAAAGGCCGCCACTCCCCCTACGAGGCCGCGCGCTCTCGCTTGCGCTCATCCATCCAGGCCTGCACCTCGCGCTGCGACCAGCGCGACGCGCGCCCGAGCTTGACCGGTGCCGGGAAACTTCCTGCGCCAATCGTCCTGTAGATGGCCGTCCGGCCGAGCCCGACCTGGGCGCTCACCTCTTCGAACTTCAACAGGACGTCCACCTGGACATTCCCCTTCTGAGCGTCTTCCGTCATACCTGCCTCCAAGTTTCCTGCGCCACGTTTTGCTGTCGTGCGTTTTCGTGGCGCGCCATCAGCGCCTCCACCTCGGCGATGAGCGACTCCATGCCAGCGGCGAAGCTGGCCGGCCTGCTCGATGCTCCCTTCCTCAACTGCTGGAACACCTCCTGAGCCTTGCCGTGATGCGTGAGCATTCCGGCGAAGCCGCGGAGGAAGTCCTGTGCCGCTCGGCGCCCTTCCAGGAACAGCACCCGGTCGAGCCTGGGCCCGGCCGGCTGCACTTCGGCCAGAGCTGGCCCGGCTTGCTGCCCCGTTTGAACCGGAACAACCGGTGCCGCCTTCTCCTTGGATGCCCTGCGCGCTGGTGCTGGCGCTATTCGCCTGGCCCGGTCCAGGGTTTTCCGTGCGAGCGATCCGAGGGGCTTAGCCATGGCGGGCCTCCTTGCCGATTGCGGCCAGCTCTGCCACCAGGTCATCCACCCGCCCGTAGAACTTCCCGCCGTCCTCGTTCGCGTAGCGCTCCACCATGTCACGCACCATGGTCACGTTCGCCAATCCCTGCAGGCTGGCCTGCACAGGCGCGGCGTCACTCGCTGGCGCATGGATGAAGCCGTCCGCCTTGATCCTGAGCGTGCGCACCGGGCGGATGCCCATCTCCCTCGAAGCCCAGTTCGTGGTCGGGGTGCACCAGATGTGCACCGCAGAGTTCCAGGCGCTTCCAGCACTGCGCTGGGTGCTGCTCCAGTAGCTGTGCTGCGTGAATGCCTGGGCCGGGCCTCCTTCACCATCCGAAGGCCAGTAGCGCCCCCAGTCCTTGAGCTGGGTAAGGTTGGCCCGCAGCACCTGCAGTTCCTCGATAGCCGGGATGTGCCAGCCGCGGTGGCCACGGATCACCATCTTCAGCACCTTGGCCGCGATGGCGCTGCCGGCCTCGGCCATCGCCTGGGTGTTGGCCATGCCGTCAAAGTAGGACTTGGCGCCGCGGATGTTCGGCTTGGGCCCGGCGCGATCCCACCACTGTGCCGTCAGTTCGAAAGCCCGGCCGGCATCGATCACCGCGTGCTCGGCACCTTCGAAGTAGATCCGGCCTGCGTAGAACCCGCCGGCGAGAGGTTGGCCAACCTCGGGGAGGGCGGCCTGGCTGATCTGCTGGCGCTTCATGCGGACACCTCCTTTCCGATCAGGGCGCCGAGTTCGCCCTCGACGGTCTCCCCGGCCTCTTCTTGCGCGACTTTCTCCAGAGCCTTGATGGCGGCTCGGACATACTGCGGGACGGCCTCGGCTCGCTGGTGCCATTTGGCAAGGCGTTGCTTGGCGTCTTCGCTGATGTCACCCAACTGCGGAGCAAGCTCGTGCACGGTGGTGATGATCTCCTCCGGCTGCGCACCAACCTCGCAACGTACCCAGGCAATCAGCCGGCGCAGGTGGTTCATTTCGGAACGGGACAGCCGGCGTGCGGTCATCTGCCTGCTCATGCTGACTCTCCCCGCGTGACCGATGCCGCCGCATCGCAGTTCTCGCACACGCCATTGTTGGCGGCCATGAAGCCGGCACCGAAGCTGTCGCCCGGGTAGGCGTCGCCGCACGCACACTGGTACTCGACAGGGATCGCGATGAACTCCGGCCAGCGCGGACGCCTGGTGTCGATCCGGGCACGAATCGCCGCGACGATGGAGAATGCTGCGATCTCGATTCGCGAGCGGTCCGCTTCGGCCAGGTCGTTCCAGGGGATCGACTTGTGGGACGTGAAGCGATGAAGCTCCAGGGCTGCGGCGCGCGCGTCGCTGGCGTAGAGGTGGCCCTCGGCCGACTTGGCGCGCTGCTTCCAATAGCTGGCTCGGCGCCGTGCCTCCTCGAGCTCGGCGAGCAGCTGGCGCTGTTGGTGATTGGTCTCCATCACTCGCCCTCCACCACCTTGATGCGCAGGTCCATGCCGCAGGCGCTAGCCAGGCGCACCAGATCGTCGATGGTGCTGCGCTCGTTCTGCAGGGCGGTGCCCAGGTCGACCAGGCGCGCGCCGAGGGTGAAGAACGGGCTGGGGTTAGCCGGCTGCGGTGCGCCCTGGTGGGCGCCGGCCGGCACGTGTGCGGTCACGGTCATAGGATGAACCTCGGTTGTTGCCGGGGAGCGCCAGGGGCTGCCGCCGGCGTGATCGGCTTCGGGCACGAGATCACCAGGGTGGTGCCGCGCATCTCGATGGTGGGCTTCGCCAGGCGACGGGCCTCGTCGCGCTGCTCAATCGCGGCCACGAAGAGCCCCAGGAAGGCGATGGCGGCGACGCTGAGCAGGCAGTGCCAAGCCCAGTGCTGACGGCTGCTCATGCATCCCCCAGCGCGCGCCGCATGAGCGCGTAGGTTTTCGGTGCTTTGCAGTGGTGCTGCCAGTCCAGGCCGGCCTCGCGCAGGAACGCCTCGGTGATGGGTTCCCAGTTCGAGGCCAGGGCCGCCCACTGCGGGTTGTGCTGCGCCATTTCCCCCATGCGCGGCTTCCACTCGGGAATCAGATCGAGCAGCAGCAGGCAGCGGTTCAGGTCGTCAGGATCGTGCGGGTACGGGAAGCCATTGCGAGGAGCCAGCCCCAGCATGTGGTCGTGGATGGCACGCGAGGACATGCCCACCTGGCCGTCGCGCAGCCACTTGGTGGCCCGCTGTTCGATGGTGGAGCCGGTGCCGGGCATGGAGACGTCGTAGCCCAGGGGGCAGCCGGCGTTCTCCAGCGCCTGGACACAGGCCTCTTCGAAACCGGCCTGGCTTACCCGGCCCTGGATCAGGTCGTTCATCACCGGGGTGATCGCGTCGAGCTGGCGCTGGTTGAGCACGTGGCCCTTGAGGGTGATGCTCATGCGTCACCGCCTTCCGCCGGCGCGGTCCAATTGTGAATAGCCAGCTCCACGCGGTCGGTGGCGACATCGACGCCTGCGCACAGCACCTGGGGCGCCGGTTCAATGTCGGGGCGAGGGAACAGGTTCAGCCCTTCGGCATGCCCGGCTTGATAGAGCTCGGCATGGCGCTCGTCTCGGTTCTGCCAGAGGTCTACGGCATCCTCAAGCACCGAGTCATAGTCGCTGGCGTCGGAAATGTTCCTCTGGAGGGCCGGGCCTTGGGCACCGCATTCGTGGCAGAACACGCAGGCTTCTACCCACAGGCCGTCGTCGCCGTAGTCGCTCATGCGAGGCGCAGCCCCGAAGGGATGGTCGGCGTGCGTGACGATAGGCTTCGGCGGGCCTCCGCAGAAGCTGCAGGGCTTGAGCAGTACCTGTCCGGTGAGCTGTTCGTCAACGTCGGCACAGTCTCTGCAGATACCGCGCTCGCGGACGAAGGCGGCTTCGTCACTGTCCCCGGCGAACCAATGCCCGTAGCGGCAGGCGACAGGATGGATGACCTGTTGCTGGCGCTTCAGCTCGGTGACCACCACCTCGACGGCCTCGATCACCGGCACGCCGACGTAACCGTCCTCGATCTCCACGCGCTCCAGCCAGTCCTCCAGAACCAGGATGCTTTGGGCCAACTCGGCCTGATCCTCGCGCAGGCCCGCGGCCACCTGCTCAACCTGGGCCAGGTGCTTATCCAGCGGAGGAAGCTGCGCGCCCGAACCATCACCAGTGGCGCCAGCGGTTCCGGTGATCACGTCGAAGATCGAGGGCCGCAGGGGCACAACCTTCTCCGCGTAGAGCGCTTCGGCCCGCCCGGAAAGGTGCTGTTCAAGCTTCTGTGCGAAGTCAGCAGCATCGCGCGCGTCCTTCTCGAAATCGTGCGCGTAGTAGTAGTCGTCGTCGTGGATCGGCCAGTTGGACATGGCTTCGTTCAGCGCCATATCCAGGGCAGCGCCTTGCAGCGGATCACCCATGCCAATACGTACCATCGGAACATTGGCGCTGCCGGTGTCGAGCGCAGCATCTCGTAGCCATTCATAACGGGCGGCGTGGAGACGGAGCTGATGCTCCTCTTCCTGCTGCCGACCGGTCTGCTGGCCGTTGCCCAACGGGGTGAAGCGAGATTGCTCGCCGGGATTAACCGGGCGGCGAGCGGCTGCGGCGCCAGGGTAAGCCGGTTCTGCAGCGGCGCCAGAGGCAGGGGAACCTCGCTCTGCGCGCGCCCCGGAGTTATCCAGGAATGCCGCAGTGAGCTCGCGGATGCGGCGCAGTGCGTCCATGGCCTGTAGGGCGGAGCCGTTCTGCCCAGCCTCGGCGTGCCGCTCGATGTTCAGCAGCGTGTTCTCCAGGCCGGCGACAACGCTTTCCAGGGTATTGGCACCCTCCACGTAGCGCTCGACCGAGTCGATGTAGCCGGCAGCGGCTTCGGCCGCCAGGCGCTTGTCCTCGATGGCGTTGCCCTCGGCCACCTCGGCGATAACGGCACCGGCACGACCGATGGCGATCGGCATGCCTGGCTTCAGGTACGGGCGAACCGAGTCGAGCAGCATGCCCATGCCCGAGCGGAGAACGATGGTGATGGCGTTCATGGTCAGTTGCTCCCGGCAGCCTTGGTCAGCGCGTCGAGCAGCGCCTGTTTCTGCTGCTGGCCGTGCAGGTACTCGCGCAGGGCGACGACGACCAAGCTGTTCATGCTGCGCTCGTCACGGCGTGCAGCAGCTTCCACTTCGTCGCGCATGCCATCGGGCAGGCGAACGATGAACTTGTCGGCGTCCCGGCTATTCGAGGTCTTCATAGGGGTTTGCTCCTTTGTGGGGCCGGCGAGGCCGGCCCGTGCGCTGCTGGGCTACTTCACGCCGATGAAGGGGAGGGGAGAACCCTGGGCCATGTACTGAGGGAGCTTGCCGTCCCATTTCTCCACGGCGTTCAGGGTGACCACGTCCGGGTTCGCGCGGAGGGCCGTGGCGCGGATCTCGATGGCCTTCGCGTCGGCGGTGGCCAGCGTCAGCTTGGCGTCGGCCTCGCCCTGGGCGCGGGCCCGCTCCTTGTCCGCCTCGGCCTTGGCCTGGGCGACCTCGTTGCGGCGCTGCTCGGCCATCTGGGTGGCCTGAATCTTGGCGTTCAGGCTCTGGGTGACTTGCGGCGGCAGCACCAGGTCGGAGGCGTAGTAGATGCGCTCGACGTTCAGACCGATCGGCGCCACCTGCTCGCGCACGCGCTTCTCGACGGCCAGCAGGAGATCGCTCTTGCCGGCGCCGTAGACGCTCTCCACCGGCAGCTTCGACGCGATGTCGTTGAAGGCGTCGCGCACCATGTTCCGCAGGAACTTGTTGGTGATCTCGTCGATGCCCGCCCGGTACTTCTGGAACAGCGTCGTCACCTTGTCGGGGGACACCGAGTAGGTGATGCCGACGGCGCCGCCGACCTTCATGCCCTCGACGGTCTGGAAGCTGATCGCTTCCTCGCCGCCCCAGGTCTCGGTCTGGGTGAAGGTGGGGAACAGATAGAGCTCCTCGTTGAGCCCGACCCAATAGCGGCCGGTGCCCACCTCCTTCATGTCGACGCCCTTGTCGGAGCCGTACAGGTTGACGATCACGCCGACGTTACCGGCGGGGACTTTCGAGCAGGCCGACAGGGCGGCGAGCAGGCACAGCAGGAAGGCGGTGGTGATCCGCTTCATTGGTCGTTCTCCAGTTTGGTGGTGGTACGTTTTTCCGCGCATGCGCGGAATTTCAGGGTGAAGTGCAGAGCCAGGCAGCCGGTGCCGATCAGCCACACGGCGGGGATCAGGAAGCCCAGTACGACCAGCAGCGAGTCGGTGCTGCTGACCATGGCCGGAGCCATGCCGCCGAGCAGGGCCACGCTGAAGGCCGCGTAGAGCAGAACTGCGAGGCAGATCAGGAACAGGCGGCCAGGCCGCATCTGGGTGTTGCGCATGTCGTCTCCTTTCTCCGGGCAAGCCGATCCCCTGCCGGGCTACTCGGCTTTCCGAAAATCAGTTGTGGATGGTCACCGGACTGCGCCCTGGTGGAGGGCGCACGCCGCTGATCACGCGGCTATCAGTCCTGCCTCTTCGCTGCGGCGGCCCGCCTGGCGCAGCTCGGTCTTGCGCTCCGGCGGGCGGCGGTCGCGGCGCATCGGATCGTCGTCGAGGAGAGGGTGGAGCGCGGCCATGCCGGCGAGCATGACGACGCAGGCCGGCGCGAGGATTCCGCGCTTGAACGCCTCGGCGACGAGGGCTGCCCGGCGGGTGATCCCGAGCTTCGTGGTAGCCGCCAGTACGCGCTTATCCACGGTGGCCGGCTGCATGTCCAAATCGCGAGCAAGCTCCTTCGAGGTACGACCAGCAGCGATGCCCAGGACACACTGCAGCTCCCGCAGGGAAAGGCCCTTGCCAAGGAAACCGGTGAGGCCGTGTGCGGTGATGCTGGTTGTTGCAGTGGTCATAAACGTTGCTCCATGCAGATGCTTAAATTTCTCGCCTTGCTGGCGGCACATCGCTTGATGTTGAGAAGAATATTAGGCATGCCTTTCATTGGAATCAATAGGCATGCCTAATTTATTTCGTGACCACAATCGTATGAGGTGGCCAAAGGCCTGGGCGATAGGAACGGGCTTGCAGTACATTGAATCTCGAAATACTGTATGAATAAACAGTAAATGGGTGGAGGTTCAGCATGGCAAAGGCAGCACGCAAGCAGGAAAAGCAACCGTCTGGGTACAGTCTTCTGGTGGCGAGGCTTCAGCGGCTGATTAGCTCGCCGCCAGTGCAGCGGGTGCGAGCGGTGACAATCCGCAAGCTGGAAGAGGAGGCGCAGGAAGACTGGGAGCGGCTGCTGGAAGAGATGCGCTCAAACGATGGGCTGGAGATCGAGGAAGGCGAGGATGGCGCCGTCACCATCCGGTGGCAGGTGGACGAGAGCGCCTGGTAGAAGAGAGGGTCAGAAACGAAAAGCCCCGCGGGTGCGGGGCTAGTATTCGCAGCATTTCTGGTGGAATGCTCTAGTCGACATTCCCGCCTGGCGAGCCATTGAGGCTATCAGGTCATTGCTGAATGGCGCCTTGGGGCAGTCCACGGTGACGATCCATCTTTGGTTTCCGACCGTCTTTACCCATTTCTCGTGAGATGTGCCAGTTCTGGGCCTGGGCTCGAACCCCATCGCCGTCAGAGCTGCTTTAACCTGCTTGCAGGTGATGGGGTGAAGCCTGGCCATTTATGCCAGCTTGAGAGGCATTGCGTCCCGGAAGGTAAAGACATCCCTCAGTCGGCTGAGGTGTTCGCGCGCCAATAGGTACTGGTATTTCAGGCGCTGCGAAAGCGGGGCCTTGCGGGTGAGGAGCTGAGCGGCGTACGGATAGTCTTCGCCCTCGAATATATCCTTGAGGTAATCATAAGTCTGCTCATGCAGCTTCTTCATGACCTCTTCCTGAGAATCCCCCTGTACGGCTAAGCACAGGTCGATACAGAATGCTTGCCATACGCCATCTTTATGCTCCACATATCCCCTCATCAGGAACTGTACAGGTTTCATGGCGTCTCCTTTTGTGTTGCGTATTTATCCACAGGTAATCCACCTGCGGACGGCGATTCTATCTACAGAACCATGCCTGTCAATGATATTGACTCGCTTGGTGACAATATGGTGCCACCAGGCGACAAATGGAAGGCGTCAAAAATCATGCCACGCGCAAGAGATCTGCTGATCTGAAGCCCTCTGCGTGGAGCTTAGCCCACCCTAATGAACCTGCTCGGTGCAATCGATTGCACCGCTCCACCGGGGCGCATGCGCCCCGGCGGCTCACTCCCCCCATGATCTGCCTATAGCTACAGCACGCCGCGGGGTAGCTTGTAGTCGATCACGCGCCCAATGATGCGGACTGTCTCGCTGACCTCAAGCGTGCGATAGGTGGGATTCAGCGGTTTTAGGTATTCGAACCCAGCATCGCGGACATACTGCTTCACAGTGGTGTCGCGTTTCTTCCCCGGCTCGTAGCAGATCGCCACATAGTACTTCCCGCTGATCAGATCGAAGCCTTCAGGCTGCACCAATATCCGACTCCCCGGGGGGAAGAGAGGCGTCATTGAGTCCCCGTTAACGACCAGCCAATACCCATGGAGCCCGGCCTTCTCTTCCGATTCCAGCCATTCGTCTGCATCGCCAGGCTGGAAATTGTCCGGGCTCTCTGCCCAGTCTCCAGCTCTAACCCAACTGATCACCGGATACTTCGTCCTTTTCCTTGGAATCGTGGCCACCGGGATGACGTTTGCGTGCTCGCTTAGCGAATGATCTGCCTGCTCGCTTTCATCCTTGCTCGCTATCGCTTGCTCGCGCATAGGGCCTTTCCCAGTTGCAAGCCATAAAGGGCTCACCTTTAGAAAGGTCGCTGCATTGAGGAGATTTTCTCCCTCAATGCTTTTCGTCTTTCCAGACAGCCAGTCATTTACCGAAGGCGCCTTAACGCGGCAGGCGCGCGCAAGCGCCGCTTGCGTAACCTTCGGCGGACCAGCCATCGCGTGCCTGAGTCGTTCTTGAAGTGTCTGCATTAGGTGAGCCTATCATTACGAGGGTAAGGTATTCCTATTGACCAGAATAAAAGGTATGCCTAACATCCTGATGCCGGAACAGCAGAGAAGCAGCACATGACCCCCAGCGAAATCATTGACGCCCTCGGCGGGACATTCCGCGTAGCGGAGCTGTGCGAGGTGAAACCGCCGTCGGTTAGTGGCTGGCGTAAGCACGGAATTCCTCGCGCTCGGCTGATGTTCCTTCGTGTTGCTCGCCCGGACGCCTTTAGGGACATCGATAGCTCCGCCGACCATGCCCAAATGATGCCCGGCGACTGCCAATCTGAGCAGCCCAGCAAACCTGCTGGCGATCCATCCAGTATCGAGGTGGCGCAATGAGCAACGTCATCCCGTTCCGGTACCAGGGCAAGCCGGTGAGCTTCAACAGCGAAGGCTGGATCAACGCTACCGAGATCGCCAAACGCTTCGGTAAACGACCGTCTCACTGGCTGGAATTGCCTGGCACCAAGAGCTACATGGCGGCTCTGGCCCGCCATCTGGTTGGAAAGTTTGATGCCGGAAAATCCGACTTCAAGCTCGTAGAGACCTCGAAGGTGCGCGGCAAGGCCGGGACATGGCTTCATCCGAAGCTCGCTGTCGCCTTTGCTCGTTGGCTCGACGACGACTTCGCCGTCTGGTGCGACCTGCGCATTGACGACCTGCTGCGTGGCGGCGAAACCGCTATGGACCGGTTCAACAGGGCATGCAAGGCTTTCGACGACGGTGCAGCCGTTGCGAGCATTCACGGACGCGGGCTTGCTTCCTGGCAGCGGGAAAAGCCCCTGCTGCAGCTCGTCGTGAGCCGCGAGAGAAACCTTCTGCAAATGACCTTCGACCCGGAGTGGACGGCATGAACGCCGAACTCCGTGTGCCATTTTTGTCCCCTGGTGCTGCCGCCTGGCTTGCTGGATTTTCCGCGCATGCGCGGACTTTGCCGGCGTGGGCAGTCGTAGGGGCTCGTCGAGTTTCGCATGCGAAATCGCAATCCCAACCCCCCCGTTCATTCAGCTTCCTGAATCACCACGGTCAGGTATCAGGTGCAATTCTGCGCTGGCTGATCGACATGGCTAAAAGCTCTGTTCTTGGCGCTTGGAGAGCATTGGGGCACTGCGCTCCCACTATTGGGGCGAGATTGGATTTTCCGCTGGCGCAAAAGACTTCCAGGCTCGGCAAGAAAAACAATCTGAACCAGGTCCTGTGGCCTGGCATTGATAGGTGTGAGCCGCTGATTCGGGGGCTTGGGTTCTTTCAAGAGTGGAGCAGGGTATCTGCAACCACGACAAATTCGTCGGCCCTGGAGGCCTAACACTTTGAACACTCGCGACATCCGGGCAATTGCCCATCAACCACAGCCGCCCTGATCTAGGGCGCTCCAAACGCCGGGCACAAAAAAGCCCGGCGGCAACCGGGCTTTCTTTCCTCACCTGCTCGTTCGCACCGAGCGGAAAGGTACTTCTTTGTCTCAAGGAGACGAAACATGCAAGACGAAAATACCAAAGCAGCGCCCCTGGCGCAACAGGCAAAGACCGCCGAGTGCCACTACCTCGTAACCCGCTCGGGCCATACGGCGCTCAGAGTGAATGCTGATGTTCCGTTGATGGAAATGATGCGCGAAGCCGACCGTCTGCTGGACGGCATTAGCAGCTTGCTGAGGCAGGTTGGTCACGATCTGCAGGGTGATTTTGAGGGCAGCATGAATGGCTTGGAGGTCCATGCCATCCGTGTCTTGGTGGAGACTGCGGCCAGCATGCAATGGGCTTGTGTCCGCGGCCTTGAAGCTGAAGGCGGTGAAGCATGAAGCGCGCAGCTGATCACCGGCTTGTCTACGCCCCTAGCGGGAAGCTCGAGTATTTGCAGGTCGATCCGAGCACCACGGTAACCAAGGCCCTCAGTCAGGCGAGCTGCATTCTGTCTGGTCTCGATGACCTGCTCGACACGCTCGCCGAGGGGGGGGCTGCACTGAAAGGCGATGGGTACTTCGCTCTCGGCGTCCTCACCTCTACCGCGAAAGCGCTGATCGACGCGGCCGACATGCCTATCGAGTCCTCGGCTGGAGGTGGCGCATGAGCCGGACCACCATTGGAATCACGTTCCGCAAGCATCCGCCTGTCGATCTCTCCAAGCGCTCCGAAGGGAATACCGCTGTGCTCGCGACTGTGGAGGGCGTCGACGCTGACCAGGCGCTGGACAGTGCGCTGGATCTGCTCGATGCGGTCCACGGCGGGCTGCTGGACATCGTGGACGAGCCGGCGGTCTCTCGGCAGGTAGCGCTGCTGCTCCATGCCAACGAGACGGCCCTGGCATTGGTACGCGCCGCGCTGGAAGGCGGGGAGGTGGCCAATGGCTAACCGCACCGAAGTGCAGGCCCTGGCCGACCAGCTCCAGGGCTACATCACCGCCGTCGGTGACCTGGCTATCGCTGTTCGCGAAGACCTGGCTTTCGAGGGGAGCGAGCCTGGGCCCCGCCTAACCGGTGACCAGGTCGACGCCATCCACCTCGCGATCATCACCATGGCCAAGCTTGCCGGTGAAGACCTCATCGGCCTGCTGGGCAAGCTGGGGGTGCCGGCATGACCAAGAACCTCCACGCCTGGTCCCAGGTGCTTCAGTGCGCCGATGACTATTGGAACGGCCTTGCACCGGATGCCGCTCATGTCGCGCGCGTGCAGGACGCCGCGCGGGATCTCCAGCTCACCATCACCAATGGCATGGCAGCTCTGAATGCCCTGCTGATCGATCACGACGACGATCTGCGTAGCGCCGAAGCAATGGACCTGCTCCGGCTGCTCGCGAGCCTGGGTGACGCTTGCTTGTCCCTACGGCTGTTCGAGGAAGGCACCGCGGAGATCGGCGAGCGTCTCGCCAAGGGGAATCTGGAATGACCGATCTGACCACCACCGTCTGCGGCCAGGCCGCCACCATGTCCTCGCAGGAAATCGCCGATCTTGTTGGCTCGCGACACGACAACGTCAGGGTGACCATTGAGCGCCTGGCTGAGCGGGGGGTGATTGCTTTACCTGCGATGCAGGAAAAGCCCACCGCAGGCCGTCCGGCTCAGGTGTACGTGTTCAGTGGTGAGCAAGGACGGCGCGACAGCATCGTCGTGGCCGCCCAGCTGAGCCCCGAACTGACCGCCCGCCTGGTTGATCGCTGGCAGGAGCTGGAGACGCAGGCCGCGCGGCCGATGACCCAGGCCGAGCAGATGCTCGCCCATGCGCAGATCCAGGTGCAGCTCGAACGCCGGCAGCAGCAGATCGAACAGCAGCAGGCCCAGCACCAGGTCGCCATTGAGCGGATCGAGCAGCACGTGGAGGACCTGGCCGAGTCGCGCGTCTGGGACTACTGCCCGCAGAACTGCATGCCCATCACCCGCATCCGCGAGGTGATCCACGAGCGCTATGGCCTGTCGGCCACCGTGGTGAACACGGTGGTGCGCCAGATGCCGATCAGCCCGAAGCCCTGGGGGATGGTCCGCAACGGCCATGAGGACGCCCAGGGCAGTCAGTACGCCGTGTGGGCCTCCAGCGACATCACCGCGGTGTTCCGCCGCTTCGTTTCCGAGTGCCAGATGGTCAGCGAGACCCAGGCCACCCATCCGTATATCGAGGGCCGGTTCCGCCTGGTCCAGAAGGTGAAGCAATGAGCAAGGTATTCGACGAGCAGCAGCACATGAACCTGATCGCCGAGGCGGCGGTGGCCTACCAGAAGGCCGAGACGCGCCGGAACTCCCTGCGGCGCGAGCTCAACGCGATGTACTCGACCTATTTCAGGGCGCACGGTCATCCCTATGCGGACTCCACGAAGCGCATCAACCCTGACGACGAGGCCTTCGAGGGCGTCCTGCGCTTCACCGATGCCGCGTACCGGCGCTGGGTGGATCAGCGCGACCTGACCACCCGCCTCAAGCGCAAGCTGCGGACGCTCGTTGCGCGCCTGGAGCGTGCGTGATGAGCCGCCGACTGCACGCCTACAGCGTCGGTGTCGCCGTGGCTGCTGCCTTCTCTGCGCCCTGGAGCCTGGACGTTCGCGCCACGGCTGACGTTGACCCTCACAAGCCTCGCCCTCGTTCGAAGGGCGAGAAGGCTCGCAACCGTAAGCACCGTGGAGGCCGGAAATGAGCGCCCACCAGCAGAACCCCGGCCGGATCACCACCAGCCGCAACGGCCAGGGGGGGGCGGTGATCTCCGGCCCCTGGCCCTCCTACAAACAATTCCGCGACCTGCGCGAGAGCGAGCGGCTGTTGATGTACCGCCACGCCAAGCTCAATCGCGCAGCGCTCGAAGCGGCGGGCTTCTCCATGGCTGAGACCTACGACGACTTCATCCGCCGTGTCTGCGAGGAACTCGATATATGAAGCTGAAAGCAACCCTGGAAACCGAGGTGTACCTAGAGAGCGATCGGATAGTGGTCCGTCAAGTTGATAGTTGGGGGAAGGAGTCTTTCATCGACCTGTCTATCGGCCAGGCAGCGCTTGTCGGAACGGAGCTTCTGCGTCTCATCAGTGAGCTTGAGGATGGGCGTGATGTCGCTTCCTGATCCACTCACGCCAGCTGATTGCGACCTGAGGGACTTCCAGTTCATGCCGCTCGACATTGCTCGACTCTTCGGCTCGGAGTTTCACGCGCGGGCCTCGGACGGGGAGTGGAGGGCGGGGCTTACCTTGTGGCTCAAGTCCTACCACCAGGTTCCGGCGGCCAGCTTGCCGGATGATGAGGTTGCCCTGGCCCGCCTGGCCGAGTACGGGCGCGACCTGAAGTCCTGGCGAGCGGTGAAGGATGGCGCGCTGCATGGGTGGGTTAAGTGCTCAGATGGCCGCCTCTACCATCCCGTGGTCGCCGAGAAGGTACTGGAAGGCTGGCTGCAGAAGCTGCATGCCAGGCTGCGCGGCGGCAAGGGGAATGCCAAGCGATGGAAGCTGCCGTTCGATACCAAAGCGCTGGAGGACAAAGTGAGCGAGGCGTCCCGGCTGCTGCGCGATCTGAACCCGTCTTCCTCCGTCGATCAGCCGTTGATGCCCGAAGCATCGAAAGATGAATGCCCATCGAATCCTTCAAGCATCCACGAAGGATCGAATGAGCACTCCACCGAAGATCGCAAGGGACAGGGACAGGGACAGGGAGAAGAAAAAGAACCCCCCTTACCCCCCGAGGGGGAAGCCGCTGGCGCGGCAGGTGATCAGGACGAGCCGGCGCCGAAGCCTGTGCGCAAGAAGCGTGACGCGGCGTTCGATCCCCTGAGCCGGGAGCTGTACAGCCTCGAGGCCGAACACGGCGTGCTCGGCGCCATCCTGCGCGCCGCTGCGCAGCAGGACACGAACCTGGTGGACCAGATCGTCGAGGGGATCACTGCGGCGGACTTCTACTTCGACGACAACGCTGCGCTGTTCCAGGTGATCGCCGATCTCCACGCCGAGGGCGTGCCTGTCGATCCGGTGACGGTGGCACAGGTCCGGCCGACACTGCCGAGCGAGGGGCGCACGCTGGCCTATGCCGGCGAGATCAACAGGAACGTCCCGTCGACGGCGAACTGGCGCACCTACTCGCGGCACCTGCGCGAGCGAGCCGTGCTGCGCCGGCTGATCGACGCCGCGCGCACCGTCGAGGATCTGGCCACCGAGGACCGGCCGCTGGCTGAGATCATTGCC